TACGACGAGGACGGTTCGATCTGCACAGTCTGCGTGACTGAAGCGGTTGAAGCCGTTGCAGCGGTCGTCGGAGTGGATGCGGTAGAAGCTGTTGAGGCGGTAGCCGCTACACTTTACGAAGAAGGTGATACGTTACCCGAAGGCGTGTCGGTTGGTGATGAGAAGACTGCGGCTATCGAAGCCGTAGAAGCAGTCGCCTACGTCGAAGCTGTTGAGGCTATCGAAGCTGTTGCTGAAGTGCGCGAGAACGTCGTTCACAAAGTTGCGGTGATGGAAGAGTACATCTCGCAGACGGCACAAGACGAAGTCACCGAGACAATCGTTACGCCAGCAGTCGAAGAAGTCACGGAGAGTGTGTGCGTTTGCGAAGCCACGGAAGAAACCACCGAGACGCGAGTGGTTGTGGAAGCAGCCGACGAGTGGACAGAGACGCACATCACGCGACCGGCTGAAGTGGCACAAGAAGAAGTGACAGAACGCCGATTGGTGAGTGAAGCGGTGGAAGCCAAGGATGCAGTCTACGAGACTGTCACGGTTCCAGCAGATGATCGACCGGCAGACGATGACACGGTGCGGTTGGGTTTGATAGCGCAAGACGTACAGACCGCGATGACCGAGGCGGGTGTTGAGTTCGACATAGTGAACGAGTCGCCGAACGGCAAGCTGTCGTTGAAATATGGCAACTTGGTGATGCCGCTGATCAAGGCGGTGCAGGAGTTGTCGGCGAGGGTGAAGACGTTGGAGGCATAATTTGGCTATGGCTAAAAAAGAAGAAACAGAAAACAAGCAGACCGTTGTTATCAGCGGTGAGGAACATAACGTAGCGGACTTGTCACAAGAACAGGTGACGTTACTCAATCATGTAGCTGATCTTGAGAACAAGATTCGACAGATCAGCTTTAACTTGGATCAAGCTCATGGTGGTAGAAATCACTTCATGAGTTTGCTAACGGCATCAATGAGCGCGGAGCCTGAGGTTGCGAAAGAAGCTGTCAACTCGGAGTGATGAGTGGGAACCGACACGGCCAACTTAATCCAGACGCTTGGATTTCCAGTTGTTGCAGCGGCGGCAGCGGGAGTGTTCGGTTACAAGATTGTCTTCTACGTCCTCCGCAATTTGAGCGGCGAGATCAAGGAACTTTATACGATAATTGTCAAACTGATTGACAAATTGAATGGACATGACAGGGAAACAAACAAGCTCGCCAAGGAAATCGCAATGCTACGGGTTGAAGTCTCGTCCCTATACAAGTGTATGGGTATCCCCAAAAAGCGTGTTGGCAAGAATTCTGATGATCGTGGGGATTAGCGTAGCTGTTATTTTTGTTGGGGCAGGTTGTAAGAGTCTGCCCGGCAAGTTGGAGATAGATACGCCGTTTATGGACATAGAATACGAAGGAAAGGAAACACAGTAATGCCAAGCATATGGGAAGATATAAACATTGGACGACCGGCGTATGGATACAGTCCATCTGGGCCGGGGCCGTACGCTCCGCAGATGCAAAGACCTGTTAGAGACTTGCAGCCTTACGCAGGGCCGAGGTCTCCTGTAGACAGGGGTTCTTCGTACTATCTTCAAAGTCCATCTGGGCCACAAGGTATGTCGATGCAACCGCCGACGCGCTTCGACCAAGCGCCTCCACCTCGGCCACCAGAGACAATACCGCCGCAACCGCAGCAATCACCGACAAGCTGGATGGATCAGTTGCAAAAAATGCTGCAAAATGCAACCACAGGCCTAGACCCCGCTAGAACAGGTATACAAGGTATGTTCGGCCAGCAACAGCCAAGGACAATCCAGACTACTGACCCCGGCGCAGGCTACGGTATGAGTCCCTCTGGCCCAACGGCACAGATGCCAACAGGACAGCCTCAGCCACAACGACAGAATGTTACAGAACAGTTCTCTGTACCAGCTAACTATGGCAGTAGCCCGTCTAATCCCAACTGGGGTCAGGACGACAAGGGCCGTTTAATAGGTAAGAGTGGGCCAACGAATGTACCAGCCAGCACAAACTATAATGCAATAAGCCCGTCAAACAGGATTGCTGGTAACGTTGCGGCGGTAATGCAAGGTAGAACGGGGCCGAGTCCCGGCGTTACGCCGCACTTAAATCAGTCGGGTAGGCTTGAAAGCCCGCCTAATGCGCGACCGTGGACAGGTTTTGGCCCAACAGGGCAACCATTACCAAGCAGACAACACGTAAGAAAGCCGATGAGTCCTTACTACCAGCCGGGAGGATGAACTTCGACGACTTAAAGGTTGGCTTTGCGTCAGTTACAGGGTTAGGTAATTGGATGTTGGAGATTGATATACTGTTGAAGGTTGGCGTTAGTTTGGCCACTTTGATTTACATCGTGTTAAAGATACGGGAACAGCTAAGTAAAGACTGACTATGCCAAAGGTAGGTGGAAAACATTTTGCGTATACCCCAGCGGGTATAAGGGCTGCGAATGCAGCAGCTAAACGCCAAGGCAAGAAAGTAGCCAAGGCATCTAAACCAAAACGAGGAACGAAAAAGACAAGATATGCTTAAAGGTAAAAAAACATACATGACAGCAGCGGGCGGTGTCCTAGCTGCAGTAGGTGCGTACTTTAGTGGTGAGATGGAACTGGGGATGATGCTTAATCTCGTCATTACCTCGTTACTGGCCGTTTTCCTACGCAAGGGCGTTAAATCAGACACGGGTGCTGAGTCTGGTAGCAGCGATTCTTAAAGCGTTTCCTGCGCTTGCAGATCTATTCGGCAATGCGGTTGATATGCTTAGAGAACAGCAAGCACAGCAGAGGCTCTCTGTTAAAGATGCCGCTGTTGATGCTGCTATTGATGAGCGGTTGCGTAAGCACAAAAAGGGAAAACAGTCAGAGGTTGATGATGCACCCACAGTTTGAGCTTGCGATAATTAACGCTCCTGAGTTTACAAGGGAGGCGCTCAAGACGATTAACAGGCTTGAGTACGAGATAGAGAGGCGAAGGTAATGGCTACGGTGGCAGCAACAGCAAGAGCGAAGACTTCGGTGAGCGCGGTGACAGCACAGGCCAAAGGGGCCAAGGTTGCGTTAACGGCACGCAGCAAGGGGTCCGTGGCAGCAATAACAGCAAGATGAGTGTAGAGTACATATTGGATAGGGTAGGTAAGAAGCTGGGGATTAACCCCAACGACAACCATCAGCGTTCCATTATGCTGGGTTACCTTAATGAGGGGGCGCAGGAACTCTACGAAGAGTCTGATATGGTTGGGAGTCTTGTGGAGGATTCCTTCTATGTTCAAGGTGACAAGACCATAGCTTTGCCTAGTAATGTAAGTTCTATACGGGCTGTGAGGGAGAAAGAAAGCAAGCTCCCTTGGAATCTGTCCAACCTTACCGAACGCTACTCGTACAACAACGTAGTGCAGAATGACCGCACGTGGCGTATCAAGGGCTACGAACCGTTCAAGGTAACTCCCTCAAGCTTTGCCAGTATGAAGGCTACAGCGACACAGGCAATGACGGACATATCGCTTACAGTTATAGGTACACGTTCGGATGCCAGTCGCTTTGTGGAAACCGTGGACATGGACGCTACGAGTAACACCTTCTCTACTACGTTCACGTCGATAGAGTCTATCATCAAGTCGGATGTCTGTACCTACGACATCAGTATCAAGGAGTCCGATGATACCGTAGTTGCGATTATACCCAACAACGAGAAGGAGTCACAGTATTTGATCGTGGATGTTAGCGAGTTTCCGTGGGAAGACACATCGCCACAGGATGACGCCCACACGCTGGAGGTAGTCTACAAGAAGAAGCTTCCCTATCTCAGCAGAGACAGCGACGAGTTTCCGGCGGACGGCTACGATAACATCATCGTAAACAAGGTGATGCAGCTTTATATGGAGGAGCAGGGCAAGATTGAAGAGGCCATGCTGTACGACAAAAAGGCATCTAGGAGTATGGGTCGTCGTAACTCGGATTTGCAACGCGGCCAGACGCAGAAGGTCAAGTTTGACAAGCATCCGCACGACAAGCTTACGATCTCGCTCATTAACAAATACGCTAGATCGAGGTAGTAAAACTCTATGGCAGCTTTCATACAACAATCTTTTGGTGGTGGTATGAATCTTGGTGTTGACGACACTAGGCTCGGTACTAATGAGTACGGGCTGGCCTATAACCTGAGGAATCGTCACGACGCGCTGGAGTGCGTTAAGAAGGCGAAGGCGTTCGACACGACTAATGCGCTGGGTGGTTATAGTGCTACAGACCCTAGGGTACAGGGGATTATCTTTGTAGACCCGTATTTCTTTGTCTTTGTGGACGGCATCTGTCTCAAAAAGTCCAAAGACAGCGATGTGTTTACCACAGTTTGGACTACCTCCAGCAGCCACACGAAACCTGCAGCATATGCGAACGGTGTCACGACAGGTACAGGTACGATACGGCTGGCGGAAACTGCTGAGTTTGTATTCACGACAACCGTTCCGCCCTCTTACGACAATTTCATAGGCAAGGCTGTCTCTGCAGACAACGCCAGCGCAGGTGGTCAGTCGGATTACACCAAGCGAATACCCCCTACAGTTGCGGGGATTGTCGTACAGGATGGTATTAACCGTCCTAATTTGATTGAGATAGCTGCAGACAGTACGGTTACCGCACGGCAGTTGATGGGCTACGATCAATGGAGGCCGAACTTCGTCAGGATAAATCTTGCTGCTGGGTATGCCGTCGATCCGAGTGGGTCTAACTCACCGTTTACCGTGGACGCTACGCCAGTGCAGATTAACTCAGGTGCGGTAATTAAGTTTACAGGTGGGGGTGTCCTCACCGTGAATGACTCCAACTCTGCAGGGGATACCGCTCTGGGTGGGGTTCTATCTGGCGCACGGGTTGAAGATGACGAACTGGGGATTGTCGGTTTTCGCGAGTATGTGCCTATCGGCAAGCAGATGGCTTTTCATGGTGGCAAGCTGTACGTGGCCTCTGCTGATGGGACGAAACTCTATCATAGTGTTAGTGGTCGTCCGCTGGATTTCATGGTTCCCGTGAACGAGGACGGGAACAAGATACACGCTGCCGAATCTATCGGTGGTGTCGAGGCCGTGGCCTACACAATAAGCAACGACCCTATAACCTGTCTCAAGTCCCTGAACACAGGGGAGCTTTTTGTTGGCGCGGTCAACTCAAGCTACGCAGTCAAGCCTGACGAGGTAAACACGATTTTCGGTGAGCCAACCTTCACCAAGAAGTTTCTGTTCAGCACAGGGCCGGTGAATCAGAACTCAGTTCTAGACCTGTTGGGTGACACGGCTTTTATTGACCAGCATGGGATACGGTCTTTTAACGCTGTCCAGCAGTCGGAGATTATTTCAAGGGTTGATATCTTCTCCCAGCCAATTTCTGACATCTTCAAAGGTGTAGCGCAGGACGGCACTTTCCAATGCGCTACCGTACACGATGGCTATGCGCTATTTCATGTGCTGACGAATTTACCTGAACAGTATCTTACTGTAGTTTACGACATGGCCACCAAGAAGTTTGTAAGTCTTGACCGGCAGGAAGTAAGCGGGACAGGCGCTACGTGGCATGACGGTGCAGTAGCTGCGGTGGGTGTCTTCGATGCGAATACATTCTGCACGCCGATAAGAGGTATGGCTGTAGGGGTTACATCTGCAGGCAACAAGGATTTGTTTTCGATTACAGATGATCCCAGCAGTAAGTCTTTCTGGGTCAAACATCTTTACGGCAGCACCGAGTTTGCCATGGGCCGTGTGGACACCAAGGCGTACAGCACGCAGGAACCAATGGTAGAGTTGAAGCCCATCTCGATGAACATGATGTTCAACAAACCTTTTGAGGCTTACCACACGTTCAAGATCAACAATGGTGACGGTTACACGCCGGGAATCTATCCGGCAACGGCAACCACAGAGTTGCATAGCGGCTCTCCCACAAGCCTCTACGTTACTGTGGATGAATTTCAGGAGGGTGATACAGCGGTTACAACAGATAATTTGCCTATACATAACACTA